CGGCACTTCCGCGCAATGGACCAAACCAAAGGTCCATGAGTAAGCGCAAACGCTGGAAAACTGGGACCTAAACCAAGTGGTTGACCTACAGTCCACCGGATTGTTTCGGGTTGACCCCCCTGGTCGCTACTCCAAGGGGCCCTAGCAAGTCGATGAAAGAGCTCGACATCGTCCCTTGAGCATCCGATCTCTCGGAGTACCTTCAGTTGGAGGTCGAGAGGGAAGTTGTTCGTCGCATCTGACAAATCGATGGAGAAAACGACCCTATCTTGGTTAAGCTGCTCCCTAACCCATTCGGCACCTGCCGTCTGGTCATAGGTGCAGTCCCACCTCACCCTTCGCAATAGGGTGAACAGTTGAGCCTTCAATCGAGACATCACCACCTGGTGGATGATGTTCGGTGCTGCGTAGCACCTAAGTTTGTAACCCGGCTCGTGCGTGAACCCTAGTCTCCCGACTGGGTCTAGCGTTGTAGTCGAGTTGAGGGGCGGATGGTATCCAAACATGTCATCCCAGCGGATCCGGCTGTCAACCGGCTTGGCTAAGGTGTTGAAACACGCCTGATACTGCGGGAATTCCTCCCACAGCGCCATCCCTGTATCAGACTCCACGAAGGAGTCGATCGCCTTACTCACGTACGCCGGTGTATAACCGTGCCGTACTACAAACTCCTCGATCTTGTCTAGTCCTATGCTCTCATCCACTCTGCACCACGAAGGTACAGTGAGCAGGTCCAGTACCTGCTGGAGTTCAGAACTCCTTGGCTGAGGCCGGGTCATCGACTTGTGGAATTTCTCCCACTGGGTCGGTGTCACCTCTTCTGACTTGAAGGTTGAATAGACCATCAAGGCATTCAGGACTCGGGATATGCTTGTCGTATTGGAAACCTGTGCATCGTTCCATAGAACCCCGAAAGGCCCCTTAGGAACAGGTCCTAAAGCATCCACACGTGTTGCCACGAATGGGAGGTCATAAACCTCACCCGCAATGCGCCTCAGAAAACTCGTCTTGAGCAACTTAAGACGAGCAACAGTCCACTCCGGACCGCTGCATGAGACCCATTGACTGACTTGCGCTGCAAGAGCGCCTGCCAGATTCTTGCTAACACCGATCGCCACAAAACGGTCGCGTAGGTGCCTATGGTGACTTAAAGTCATAGCTTGTTCCCTTTCAGGATTCGGCCCTAGGTCCCACTTGTCCGCCAGGACGAGTGGCATGACCCCCTTACGGGGGGAGGTACACTTCACAGTGTGCCCTCAGCGAAGCCGCGCGTGAGCGCCGCTAACAGTTTCCCGTCCGCCCCTTTCGG